ACACCACATAAGAAACAGTTGGCGTACTCGAGTAGATAAACAATAATTGAGGAACCTTGTCTGGCTGTTGTTTAAACCATCAACTACAGGCTTTTTTGAGTAGTCAATGATCTGAAGTTCTAAGAAGTCTAATGCTGTTACAAATGTCATGATGCGAAAACACCTGTAACTGTGGGTGGAGCTAGAGCCACAACAGGGCTACCCCACGTTGCCGCCCCAACCCAGCCCTGAGGGTTTTCACCACGCGCAATGCAAATAAGCTTAGTTACTGACCTTGGTGTAAAATCACCTAAATATACCCAACTGAATATCGGGTTCTCACTTCGTATATATCTACGGCTTGAACTTTTATACATTTGTTTCTCCTTTCACTAGCCACTGCTAGATTAAAAAAGATCAACACAAATGATCAACAACTAATATAGGCAACGGACATAAGTTATATACAAACTAACTATGCAACTAGCCTCTCCAATGAACATTATTTAACCTTAGTGAACAAAAGACCAATTATTCACACTGTTTCTTTCCTGTGAGTGGGTCGTAGTAGCAAGCACCGCCAACCTCACCCTCGTCATGTTCAGTGACCACTGACGACACCTCAGGTGCATCCTCGGTGGCTACGTCTTCACTGGTTGCAGCATTGAGAATGCCATATCGTTTACCGCTTGCTCTGAAGGTTGTGCACCCTGAGGCACCACCGTCGTAGGCATCCATGTAGACCTTCTTAAAGTCTTCCCAGGACACATCATCACCGACGTTGCATGTCTTACTGCAAGCACTGTCGACGTAAGCAGAGGCTACGTTGAGCACTTTGACGTGATCAAACACCGACAGTTCATCGGCTGTCTTACCTTTGATACTCCACTCTCGGAATGCGTAGTCTTCTACTCGTTCTTTGCGTGGACCGTCATATGTCTGGATGTCTCGATCATAATAATGACTGAACACAGGCTCTATCCCAGAACTTACGTTGTCAGCTGATAGGCTGATGGTTCCAGTAGGTGCGACTGACAATAGGTGTGAGTTGCGGATGCCGTGCTTCTTGATAGACTCCCTGATGTTCTCTGGCAGTGTCTTAGCGAAGTCACTGTCGAGCATGAGTTCATTGTACAGTGGGAATGGTCCCTTCTCGATAGCCAGGTCTACTGATGTCCTGTAGGACGTGTCACGCAACATCTGCATAACTGTCTTAAACTCTTCCAGGAAACCATAGCTTCCGTATTCATATCCAATAGCTTCTAGACAATTAGCTACACCAGTCACACCTAGTCCCATCCTACGTTTACTAGCTGCTTCAACATATTGTTCGTCCAGGGGATATGTTGCTCTGTCCACGACGTTGTCCATCGCCCTAACCACATGCCTGATGTCATCGTTGAATAGAAGGTAGTCGAAGTAGGGGCGCTCACCAGCGTGAATACCTACGTGCTTGACGTACTTCACCAGGTTAAAGCTTCCCAGGAGACATGCTCCGTTTGGTGGGAGTGGCTGCTCACCACATGGGTTGGTTGCAGCAATCCTCTCACAGTACCACAGGTTGTTCTTCTTGTTGATCCTATCGATAAATAGGATACCAGGCTCTGCCCAGTCCCAGGTAGATCGCATGATCTGATCCCACAGTGCTCGAGCGTCTACCGTCTTGTAGACACGGCCCTCAAAGGTAAGATCGAAGTCACTACCAGCTTTCACTGCTTGCATGAAGATATCAGTCACACCAACACTGATGTTAAAACCCGTTAGATCAGTACTGTTGTTCTTTGAGGTAATAAACTCTTCGATGTCAGGGTGATCGACACGTAGTACACCCATCTGTGCACCTCTCCGATGACCAGCTGATGCAATAGTCTTACAAATAGCATCGAAGATGCCCATGAATGACAAAGGCCCTGATGACTTACTGTCCAGGGACTTGATAAGATCTCCTCGAGGTCTGAGTGTGCTAAAGTCGTACCCAATACCACCGCCCAGCTGCATGGTTCTAGCAGCCTTCGATGCTGCACTCATGATACCTTCCATGCTGTCTTCAATAGTTTGGCTAACAAAGCAGTTGTATGGTGTAACCTTCCTGGGAGACCCCATTGCTGACTGCACCCGTCCAGCTGGTAAGAACCGCTGGTTATATAGGATGTCCTTAAATGCACGGTAGTGTGGTTCACTGTCTTTGAGTGCATGTGCTACCCGTGCCATAGCTTGCTTAAAGTCTTCCCCTTCGGCTCGGTACTTCATAGCGTGGATCTCTTCGCTTATTGGTAAGGTTGGACCGTAGTGTCCTCGGGTATTACTTAGTGTTGTTATTGGTATCATTTGGCTGTTTTCCCTCGAGAAGGTTAATCCGCATCTCGCAATAACGGATGGCCTTCTTTAGATCTGTGATTTCGGATTGTACTTTGTCTTGTCCATCATAGAGCTTGGACCCAGCGCGGCTGACATACTTGATGATGTTACCACGCCAGAATTCAAACCCATTGTTCATGATGTATATGATTGGCTCGATGGCCCACTGAGTGTAGTGGCTGGGCCTTTCCACTTTGTCATCATCAGACATTGGTGACGTATTGGTTAAACATTGGTTTTCTGGGCTTACGTTTCTTTTTGGCTGCCTCAAAGTACTTGCCTTTGGTATGCTGCTTCTGACCACCCATCTTGCCAATATGTTTTGCTGCTTCTTGTCCGTGCCAGGTAGCTTTGCCTACCTCAGCCATAAAGATCTTGTTTTCAGTTTTCGTTAATAGCTCGTAGTAATCCCAATAAGCTAGGATGTGCTCTTCGTTCAGTGGTCCATCTGGTGTGCACCTGGGCCACGGGGTCGTCTTGTCTTTCATGCTGATGCTTCCCTTCTATGTGATGTCTTTGGGGTCCAAAGTTTTATGGTGTGCTTCTTGGTGTCCCAATCTTCGTACCGAAGTATCCGAGCAAGACGTGCCTGGGTGATTGCGTAGTTCACATCCAGTTTCTGCTTTGCGTATGCTTGGACAACTGTGTCCCAGGAACATGACCTGGCGAGTAGCTTTTCAGCTGTCTTGATACCTATCGTTGGACAACCTGAGTATCCATCAACTGCATCACCTGTGAGCGTCTGAGTGTAGAACCATCGATCTGCATCTGCCTGACTGGTTGTCAGAAACTCACCAGACATCGGCCTGTATAGTTTACCTGGAACACACTTTAGATCCTTGTCGTCTGACACCATGATCGTGTTGTGACCAGGCGCTGACCCCAGGATACCCAGTAGGTCATCTGCCTCGAGGAGCGGCTCTTTAAAGCAGTGAAAGGTTTTGCTTAGGTACTTGAGCATCTCAGGATAACCAACAGGCTTCCTGACCTTTTTACGACCACCTTTGTATTCACTATCGATAGTCTTCCTAAAGTTGTCTTTGTCCGAAATACATATGATGAATGCCTTGGCCTCGAGTGTATCACAGATGCCACTTATAGTTTGTGTAAAGATCTCTTTTGCTTGCTTGAGATCTGTAGATAATGACCAAATGTCATCACCCCAGTCTATCTCCTCTTCGGCGGCTGCACACGCTCGGTAGGCGTACAGGTCACCGTCAATCAATAGAACCGTGTTCTTCTCTGGCGACTGTAAGAATGTTCTGAAGTAGCCCATCCAATTCTCCTTTTTGTTCCATGCCATATTCAGTAATCAGCCAGCGATTACTCCAGGTATCTTCACCAACATTTGTGGTGATCATGCCCTCAGAGGCCGCTATAGCAACGTAGAAGGCACCTTGCCGTGCAAACTGACTGCTTACCGTAAAGGGCTTTCGCCACGCTCTGTCGAGGACGACATAGAGTGTGACAACTGCTGCTAAGTGGTCCGTTACATCAGTGGGTGTTAGCCCAAGTTCTGCCCACGGAATATTCTGAGGCAATGGGGATTTTAGTTTCGAAATAGCGGCCTGTTTCTTCCGCCATTCGTCGAGAGATATCACCGACATTCTCCGCGATCTCCTGTGTCTTACAGGCAACCTGGATCTCGTCGTGTATCCACCCAACTATATAACTACCGTCTTTGAACTGCCTGTTGATTTCGTTAAAGGTCAGTTCTACCCACTTCTTACAAATGATTGCACCAGCGCTTTGTAGCAGCTGGCTGAGTAGCTTGTGTTCTGACCTGATGTACAGTTTCCGACGATCAAGACCAAGTATATGGCCTCGCTTGTTATGTGCTTCCTTTAGTTTGTTATTGAGTGTGGCAAACGCTGGAATGTTCTTATTAAATGCTGCTTTAAGTTCTTTACCACGCTTGGCACCACCACCAGCAATCTTACCGATCAGCTGGTCACCTCCACCATACATAAGTGAGTAAATAAACCTTTTGCTTTCATCTCTCGTAGCAAGGCCAGCTGCCTTTTGGTTGACAGTGTGAATATCACCTTCGAGCATTTGCTTTGCATACTCACCGCCATCAGGAAGGTAATGTGCAAGACATCTCAACTCAAGAGAAGACAAGTCTGAACCAGTTAGGAACCAGCCGTCTGGAACTGTGAACAACTCGCGGCATTCTTCGCCATACTCAAGTGACGTCTTTGGCACCTGGCTTAAATTGGGTGAACGGTGTGCTGCTCTCCCAGAAATAGTACCCCCAGACACAATCGTGTGCCTTAGTTTATCATCCTCAGATACCTTCTTT